TTTGGAAGGAAGATAGCTGACTCCTCCCGTTGCGAATTTTTGAATGGGGATGGATGCTAGACCTCCTTGACTATACTGATAGATATCACTGGTTTGAGGTCCCCCGTAATACATAATATTAGAAGGGGTATATTGGAAAGCATCTCCTAATCCCGATGTTAATTTTGATTGCTTAGCGTAAGCGTCTTTGTAATCTTGTTCTGTGAATGGTGGTTTGACTTCGTCAACATCACCTTCCATTAAAGTAGCTAGACCTAAACCAGCTCCTATTTTAGCTCCTGTGCTCCAACCTCGAATTCCTGTTGCTGGTTCTAAAACTTTTGTTCCAGCCTCATTCATTACGGCTTTTTTACCCCACGCTTTTCCTGGAAGAGTACTTGCGAATTGTTGTTTTATACCTTGACTCGCTCCAGGTATAAAATTACCTCCTTGTCCTCCCATAGTCCAAGGAAGGGGAGTTTGTCCATAAGCCTGCATTCCAGGCATTCCTGCCATTCCGCCTAATTGACCAATACCCCCTACAATCAGGGCATCCCGAAAAGAACGCTTCGTGGATTTTCCTCTTAATTTCTGTACGCCAAACGTGGCCAATGCTAGTGTTATTGGATCCATAATAAATACTTAAGTAATTATCATTTTAACTGTATATGCGTGTCTTATCAATACTGTAGGGATTAAGGGCTATGGGAGATAGTGGGATAAAAAGTTTGACTTCTCTAAAATTAAGAGCTCTTTTTTTCGCCTTTTTCAGCAGGAATCGTTGCGGAAGTGGTTTTGATGAATTCTTGAAGAAGTTTTCCGCGATACAGTTTTTCGCCTACATGAGAGATTTCTTCATCAGCTAAGGCATATATTTTACCTCCAATATCAGTCCAGAGCTTACAGAAGTTAAAGTCTTCTCCTAAATACTGTTTAGTATCTACATTGTAGTAGGTATCAAAAAAATTATAATAATTAGGACGCTCTACCATCTTACCATTTACCAGTGTTTCTTGTTTCACCGTCAGCTGAGGATAAGCTTCAATTAATTTATCTAAAGCACTACGTTTAATCATCATACAGCCTGCGGGTCCCCTGTCCACTTGAATAAAGCCATTATCCATGGGAATTTCATTAATGTTAGGAAGGTGTACGGGAAACATATAGCCTTTGGTATCGGGATGATCACTCGGTCTTCTAACATCATCTTTCCTAAACTTGTCGGCATCCACTGTCTTCATCGGGTATACAATCAAAGATACTTCATAAGGGCATTCATAAAGTCTAAAAATAGAACGAACTGAGAAGGCAACATCAGCATCAATAAAACACATTTGATGAGCTGTAGAATCTAGAAAAGTAGCAACACATAAATTTCGTCCTTGGGTGACTAGACTACTTTTCATAAGTTGAAAAGTAATATTAGTATTATTAAGCAAGCATTCTTTTTGAAGATCCAGAGAAGACTTCATATAATGTAAACAAACTTCTGAATGAACAGGAGTGCATACCATTAATCCTTTAGATTTTTTAAGGGCTGCTAGCTTTTCAGCTTTCTTTTCTTCAGAGGTTTTTTTGTTTTCGTCTGGCATAAATAGCTCCTCTTAGAAAGCGGTTCCAAAAGGCCCCAATTACTTTCCAATCGTAATAGTTCTTATAGTATTGCTGTTGAAATTTCAAGTTATGACTTGGGTCCCCAGCACTCAAAATTGTCTTAGCATTCTTGATGGTTTCAGCAGTCTGGGCAGCTAAATATTTTTTGTTAGCAGAATAAGGTATATAAATAGGAAATTCACCGCAGGTTTCAGGAATAGCCCCGAGATTCGTGGTGATAAGCAGACAGCCTGCTGCTAAAGCCTCCATAGCTGAAATACAAAAAGTTTCTTCAAAGGTAGAAGGATGAACGCTCGCATCATAGTCTTTTAATTTTCCCACTAGCTCATCGTGGCGACAGTAGCCTTTATAGTTTACATTTTTTAAATCTCGTGCCCGTTCGTAGAGCTTAAGAAATTTGGACTCATTATCTCGATGAAATTCATCTCCATAAATAATGGTACTGGAATAAACATCTAAAATAATATCTTTTTCTTCTTGAATAAGTTCCATAGCATCTAAAAGAACATCTAATCCCCGCCACGGAGTAGAAAAATAAACTAATTTTAAAGGAGCTTTGTAGGTAAAATCTGTTTTAATTTTAAGCTCGTTATAATCAATTCCATTTTTGATAGTAAGGGCTCGTGTGTCAGGAATATTAAAAAAATATCTAAATTTTTCATAGGACCAGTGAGAATTGAAAACATACCAATCGTATTTTTTATGATTTTCTTTTTTATTAAACCAAGGAGCAACATTGGGTTGATCGTATGAATTTTTAATCCATAGAATATTAGGACGTAAAGGATGAAGGGGTTCTTTTTCGGGAACTGAAGTAGTAATTTGAACGAGGTCTAGAAGATTTCGATTGCCATACTTACGAAGGTAATCGAATTGAATTTCGGTTCCTCCATAAGGTTGCATTAATTAGTTTTACCAAATACCTCTAAAGATGCAACGGTTATTTCTAAATCTTGTCTAAAATCTTCCGTAGTGGTATCGGTTGCAGGATCTGCAACATCAGCATCAAATTCTGCTTTGGATGCATAGATTTTACCAGTACGTTTATTTTTAACAATTTCTTTGGCTTTTGCTGGTACTATGTTAGGGTCTGCCATTATGCGGTTCCTTGATCTCCTGTTATTAAAGCGTAGGAAACTAATCCTTTAATGACATTAGCACTTCCTGCTTTAATTTTCAAGGCATCTTGTTCTTCTAAAACCACAGGTCCTTTAGCGAGATTCTGGGTGGTTAGAGTGGTCATTTGAATCGTTCCCATTTGTGTAGTTGCGGTCGCAGAATAATCAAAGACAGCTGAATTTACTGTCACGGTACCCGTGCTGGTGTTTTCTGCTTGAATATTTTGTAAAATAGCTCGAGAGCTTTGGTCGAGTGTTAATACCGTGGTCATAACAGTGGTTGTTAAATCAAAAGTTTGGTTTTTATATTGTATTGCCATTAGGTTCCTTGTCCTCGCGAAGGTTTACGGCACGGGACGCGCTTGGAGTAGCTCTTCGCGTGTCTGCCAGGCCTTTTTCGAGGGGTGCGTTTAACATGTGTGTATCCATAGTGTAATTTAGCCATAGTTCATATTGAACCATTGAAAAGCTTGTGTATCATTTTCAATCGTTCGTTGATACGAAGTATTAAGTTCTGTTTTAAGCTCTTCTAATTTAAACTTTATCATACGTTGATTAGAAGCTTCATATTCATCGGTCGGTTCTTGAAAGGTTACTGTAACTTTAGCCATTATCTTCTTCCATCTGGTTGAATATCCGCTCTAAAAGTTCCAAAGCGCCAGTTTTCATTCACGGCATCGTTTTCTACTTTTAAATTAATAAGTCGAGCTCGTGCTCGTACATCCACTTTAGTGGTTGCAGAGGTGATAGATATAGGACTCAATCCTGAAGCCGTTTCACTACTAGCGGGATAATCTTTTAAGTTCAAAGAAAGTTTTGCTGTACCTGTTAAAACTTTGAAGTCAGGAATGAATCTTCTAATTTTCATAATATATTCTCCATCTCCATCTACATCTAAATCAAAATCTCCTGATTGTATATACGCTGCAATAGCAGTAGAGGTTCCAGCGGAATCTACAGCATTATTTCCTTTTTCCTGAGCATACATTTTAGTAATCCCTTCTGTATTTCCATAAACTAAAGGAGTATTAGAGACATTCGAAGAGGTTAAGTATTCTATAGCATAAGGATTAGGTTGAACATCTGAATCAATCCAGCCTGTGCGTGCTAAACTTCCTGTCGTCCAAACGCCCCCTGGAATTCCGGCACTTTCAGCAAAATTATAGGAAGTATAGCGGTCAATGACACTACTAGCTGCTGTAGGATAGAACCAAGTAATTTCACTATATAAATTGTTAACACCTGCAGCTACAATTTGACCTGAAGTATAATTAATATCATCAAAAATATGATCCTCGACGTTACATGATAGATTCTTAACGGTACCGTCGAACATAAAGAAGCCTCCGGCATCTCCCATCCAGAAGACTCGTCCATTAGCGAACGCGGCGGCGTTGTGACCAATACATCCACAGTTCGTGCCTACTTGCCTGATAGAGAAAGTAAAAGGAGGTCCTACAAATTGCATCACATAGGCAGCTTTATCGGTTAAAACAAATATATAATCTCGGCCTTGAATAGCGGTTCTAATTTCTGAACCTGAAGAAAGTCTCATCGTTCCCGCTGTATTAATGGATGTGGGAATCCAATCATTTTTGTCTTCCTGATCAGAAAATCTTATAAACATTTTATCTTGGGTAGTGCTCGTACCAATAGTAGTTTCTGTGCCAAATAAAATAACGTGTCTGTCTTTTTCAGAAACAAGCATGGTTTCCGAAGCGGTTGGGGCACTCGTGACAAGGGTTGCTCGTGTAGCAATTGATGTCGGAACGTCTACATTTTCAGGATCCCATTTAAAAGTGGCTCCTCCCCTAATAGTAGCTAATAGTAAAGATCCAAAATTATCCAACTGCCATTGTCCTGGCTGTAGAATAACTGAAGTAGATGTTGAAGCATCCCCCCAGCCTCCATTACCCCAAGTGGAAGTACCCCAACCATAGCCGTAAGTTTGAGTTGCATTTCCAATTCGATAATAAGGTTTGACTGTCATACTTCCTCCTGCAGTTAATCCTGTTCCTGTTTCTGTAGAAGGTAGTGTAATAGTGACGGTTGTTCCAGTAGGTGTTGTAAGGACTTCAAATTTTTTATCTTCTAAAGCGGCTGCTGTAATGGAAGTACCTGATCCAGGCATCGTAACGCCATCTAGCATCATAATCATGCCCGGGTCTAAATTATGAGCGCTACTAAAATTTAAAGTGGCTGCAGTTGAGCCATTGCTGGTATCTATTGTTACTCCCGATTGATCCAGTGATGAATCCAAAGGGGTAATGTCATGAAATTCGCCTTCAAACCAAACGGCTAAAATTTTATTGGTGCCTACGGCGATCCAGCGATTACCTTGAGTATCAAACCAACCGAATATCTTTCGACCCGCACCTGGCAAAATATTAGTTTGAGTTTCTTCCCAGCCTCCAATTTTTTCAGGCATCCCATAACGAAAACGGGTATAATCGCCCCCAATCCAACCAGCTTCTACGCCAGAAGGAGTTAATTGTTTATTAAAGCCTGGTCTGAAATTCACTTTTCTAAGCATATTATGATTTTAATATATAGTAGGCCTCGTGTATAGATTAACGAGAAGGACTATCTTTGAAATATACTACATTGTAGCAGGAATCAACTATCTTTGAGAGTATTGTAGCTTAGGAATACCCATTAAATATCTTCCGTCGAATAGGTTCTTGCGTCCGTGAGGACCGTCCTGGTCGTTATAATGGATAAATGTTTGAGCATGGACATTGCCTTTAAAAGGTTCTCTCCAGTGCTCCATGATCTGTCCACAATAAGCCAACATGTCTCCTGGTTTCATGACCAGGGAAATACCTTTAGGGGGTTTCTTTTTAAGAACGACTTTGTTCGGGTTAACGACTTTTTTAACACCGGTCTTGCCTGATGGATCGATGAAGATTTT